CGAAATATATTATAGATCAAGTTGGGAAAGAAAATTTCTTTATTATTGTGATATGAACGAAAATGTTTTAGAATATTCCAGTGAAGAAATGTTTGTGTGGTATAAATCTCCAGTAGATAATCGCATACATAGATACTTTCCGGACTTTCTTATTAAAGTCAAAGAATCAAATGGATCGATCAAAAAATATATGATCGAGATCAAACCAAAAAGACAAACTCTTCCTCCACCTAAACCAAAAAGACAAACGAAAGGTTATATTGCCGAAGCATATGAATATGCTAAAAATCAAGCAAAATGGGAGGCAGCAAGAGAATGGTGTGCTGATCGTGGTTATGAATTCAAAATTTTCACCGAAATTGAATTAAATATTAAGTAATGCCTAGAAAATCTCTTAAAGAACGACAACAAAAAAAAGTTACAGATACCGATACCAATCAAAATAGAGTTCGTGCTGTTCTTGATGGTATTGTCGGAAATGAAAATGCCGATGATGTGATGTTAGAACTTTTAGAAGTTCTTCAAGAAAGTGGAAAAATTCCACAAGTTGGAAAGTTCTATATTTTTGTTTATAATGCTAAAACTCCAAATATTCAATTTGATCAAAACCCTCTTGTTGCTGTGACAAATGTTTATCAGTGGGGATTTAAGGGATTAAATATGCACTGGGGAGAAACTCGCCAATATACTTGGGATGAAGTTGCTGGATCCTTATATGAAGTCTTCCCATCTGAAATCAAAGATTTGCAAGCAATGCCTTTTGCAAATTTCCGAATAAATAACTAAAAAAGTATCATAAATGCCACTCAATGTCGGTGCTCCAATAGGGAGTGAAGCATATAAAATTGCATCCACTCCAAACATATATGCAAATGCATATAGTTCGGCAAATGTTTCTGCCGGAACTGCGACAAATAATGGTCCTTATCAGCTTAGATACCCAAAAAAAAGATTAGATAATACTGCGGATTACCTAGAAATTAAAATATTTGATTATGTTGCTGGTAAATTTGACTTTGGTCCACCATTAACATCTAAAACCGCACAACAAAGATTAAAACCAAAACAAAATAATCCAAAAGGATATGTATTTCTTCCAATACCTCAAAATGTAAGTGATAGTATTTCTGTAACTTGGGGAGACAGTTCTATCAATCCTTATGAGGCTTTTGTTGCGGGAGGTGTCGAGCGTCTTATAGAAAGCGGGGGTAACATCGATACAGAAACGGCTAAAAAATACCTTAAAGATGCAAAAAATATTACCCCAGAATTTAAAGAAGCAGCATTAGCATATTTTGCAGCAAAAGCAACAAATATAGCAGGAGGAAATGTATCTCCACAATCATTAATTTCTAGAACTACTGGACGGGTTTTAAATTCCAATTTAGAATTAATATTTCAAGGTATAAATTTAAGAACATTTCAATTTACCTTTGATATGGCACCAAGATCTAGTAATGAAGCTCAAGAAGTTAAACAGATTATTAAAACCTTTAAGAGAGAAATGTCGGCAAGAAGTGGAGGAGCAGGTTCTGGACCAAATAGTAATGTGGGATTGTTTATAACAGCACCAAGTCTTTTTCAACTGACTTATAAAAGTGGTCCAGCTAAACATCCATTCTTGAATACATTTAAGCCTTGTGCATTAACCGATGTTGCCGTGAATTATACAGCATCTGGAACTTATGCAACATATGCTGATGCATCACCTGTTCATATTCAAATGGGATTAACATTTAAAGAAATTGATCCAGTTTACTCCGAAGATTATAATTTTGTAGAAGAAGGAGTAGGATACTAAAATGAGTTATTTCAGAGAACTTCCAGATTTAGATTATCAATCCTTTCTTCCACATAAGAACTCATCAAAGGAATATGTGAGAGTTAAAAATCTTTTTCGTAGAGTTAAGTTACTTGACTGGCTGCAAGATAAAACAACTTTATTCAGCAAATATCAAATTGAAGAAGGTGAGCGTCCAGATCTTGTCGCTCAAAAACTTTATGGTAGTGCTGACTATGATTGGATCGTATTATTAACTGCTGGCATCATTAATGTAAGAGATCAGTGGCCATTGTCTAACCGTGATTTATATGTTTATGCCGAGAACAAATATACACTTGCAAATTTATCAGAAATTCATCACTATGAAACCATTGAAGTCAAAGATTCAAAAGGACGAGTGATTCTGCTAAAAGGTCAGATTGTTGATTCAAATTTTAAAATTACTGTACCATATGGCGAAACATACAAAGGCATCGGTGCCTATGAAACTACATCATTTGCGCCAGACACAACTGGAGAAATAAATCCAGTTATAGGTGTCACAAACTATGAATATGAATCTAAATTAAATGAAGATAAGCGACAGATTTATGTTTTAAGAGAAGGATATTTACAGCAATTCTTAAATGATATGAGAGTAATTATGAATTATGATCGAAGTTCTCAATATGTTGATAAGAAACTAATCCGTACCGAGAACACTCGTCTCATCGGACCATAAGAGCTTTAGATTCTTATCGAACATCATTACATATCTGTGCTTTCGAGAGCGGTCTCTCCATTCTCCTGCAGCACCTTTCATTTTACCTCTTGAATGCTTGGTGCCGTCTGCAAAGTAGAAATCTTTTTTTGCATCTGTAAGACCTACATATACAAAGTTACAAGCGCGATAGATTGTGCCAGAATGGAAATCACTATCAGCGTAAGAGATGATTGCTTTAACTTCTGTATCCTTTCGTAACTGTTTAATCGCTCTTGAAACAAACCAAGAAGTGATATTATACTCTTCCTGTTGGGTGTCAGGATGTATGCAAAGTCTTGAAAGTTCAAAGAGTCCTTCTTGCTCATTTCTTGCTAATCCAAATGCTCCTTGTGCGACTTCTGGAACTGGAAGTCCTGTAAAAATTACCACCCCAACTGGTCCCCCAATATTTAGTGGTGAAAAATCATTCTTTCGGAACAAACCATAATTATATCCCGATTTGTAACCTTTTGAAAAATCTTTAAGATAATGATAGGTTAGAAGAAGTTCTTCTGCCTGCTTCTTTGTGATGCTATCAATGTAATAATCAGATTTCATAAAAAAGGGGGGAGACCCTTGCCTCCCCAGTATTATAACACAGAATTAGTCTTCGGCAAGTTTGGCGAAATACTGCAAGGCATCAGTATCTTCATCATCCTCCACGGGTGCAGCAGCACGGCGGGTGGGTTGAAGATTGTTGAGTTCGGTGCGAAGATCCTCATCAAGATCTTTCACAGAACCACGAGAATGCTCTTCTTCATCTTCGACTTCTTCATCAAGTCGAACAGACTTTGCACCCAGAACTGAATCAAGACGCCTTTTGAGTTCTTCATAGGTCTTAAACTGATCAGGAGCAACAAACTCGGCAAGAGAATACTGCTTCTTCCAGATTGCTTCCATTGCGTCATCATCGTCAAGCAAAGCACCAACAGACGCAAACTCACTGGAATCATAGTTACGATAACCCGCAACACTCTTTGCTTTCAGTTTGAAGTTTGCACCCTGCCAGAAGTCAAAGGCATTAATCGGAGTTTCGTCCTCATACTCTGGTTGCATTGCTTCCATAATCTTATCAAAGATTTTTTTACCATACTTGAAGAGAAAGATTTTGCCTTCGTTTTCAGGATTAGCGGGATCTTTGACGACATATACATTGCTAATATAAGTCAGTTTACGCTTCTGTTTACGGGCAACTTCTTTACCAGCATCGGTGCCATTATTCCACAGTTCAGAGTTAAGTTCAGACAAAGGATCCTTCTGACCCAAAGTAGTCAGGGAGTTCTCGATGTACCAACCACCAGGTCCTTGAAAGGCGTGGGAATAGAGTTTCACAAACGGCAGGTCTTCACCGTTGGGAGCAGGGAGGAAACGGATCACGGCATAACCATTGCCGCTCTTATCTACATCCAGTTTCCACAGGCGGTCATCACTAGAACCGCTAGTTGTATTCATTTTTTCCACCTCTTTGACCAGTTTGGCGGTCAGAGAGCCAAGTTTAGATTGCTTCTTAAGGTCAGCAAAAGACATTTGGATTACCTCGGATAAATTGGATTCGGGGGATTTACTTAGATATTATAGCAAAGATGTCCTCAGCGGTCAACGTATTGCTTGAGAGATTCGATTGTTTTATTCATACTATTAAAAAGAAAACTCATATCAGTTTCTGGTGGAAATCCCATCAGTGCCACTGATTTACGAAGATTTTCTTTCATTTCAACTGCTAATGGATCATCAGAAAGTGACAGACGTGTATACAT